TTTTGGGTTTAACCGGATTGGTAACGTTGTTAATGTAAGGTTTGACGGAAATTCTTTCTTTGTCAAATTTTATCAACCGTTGGACGATGAAATTACGGAAAAAACATGGGCGTGGGTTGACCTTGAAATGCTCGATCCGTATGTTGACAGCATTATCTTGTCAACGCCTATCGAAAGTCCAAACGTCAACCGTATAGGGGCACCTAACTTTGATATTGACGTAAGTGGGTACAGTTCCAATTCAACGACCTATAAAAGTTGGGACGATATACTTTCGGGCAATGCACTGGTCAATCAACGCATAATAGAACAAAGTCTGTCGGGGTCAATTTCCACAAAATTAAATATAGATTACACAGATTTTACCAATTTTGTATTTTATTCGAGCGCGGAAAAACGTGTAAAGAATTTAAAATACAAAATTAGCAAAATTGAAGATTACAGTGGCAGCATAGCGATTTTAAACGCCACAAGTGCAAGTAATACGATATTTATAAGCAGTTCCGTGTCAACCAATCAACGGCGGATTGACCAAATAACCAGCACGTTCACGCCGTTTGAAAATTGGGCATATTATTCCACAACGGGAAGTTTGTTCACCCACGACATAAGCGGCTCAAACACACCCGTACCAAAGCGGATTTATAATTCAAATTGGGTCAATTATTCTGTTAGTTCAAGTCAATTTATAAACTGGTATTCCAATTTAGAGGCCAGCGCAAGTCAATTTGACCAATACAACAATAATAGGTTATATTGGTCAATTCCCGAACATATTATTATGGACAATGGGAACAGTAATTTCATTGACTTTGTGGACATGGTGGGCGAACACTTTGATGAATTACATGCGTTTATTCGAGCATTGCCAAAAATCCATGAAAAGGAAGAACACCCCGCTCGTGGTGTAAGTACGGAATTATTACCGCACATTGCCAAAAGTTTTGGTTGGGAATTGCAAAACACCAAACAATTGGCGGATTTATGGCTTTATAAAAACGGAACGAATGCCAATGGGCAATTGGCCCAAACCGGATCGTTGTATTCCCTTGACGGGGAAACGCAAAGTGGGATAATTTGGCGTAGAATTGTCAACAATTTGCCGTATTTGCTCAAGACCAAAGGAACCGGACGTGCGTTGAAGGCCATGATGAACATTTATGGCATTCCACAGACGTTGTTGAGCATAAAAGAATACGGTGGCCCAAGCCCAAGCGACGACCGCCCAACAGTGATTGAAGATCGGTTTGCTTACGCCCTTAATTTTAGCGGAAGTCAATACATCGAAATGCCGTGGGGCGTTATAAACCCCGTTAGCGCAAGTTGGGGCGGTTCCGCACGGGTTGCCGATACCGTCGAATTTAGGTTTAAAACGAATTATTCCGGCAGCGTTTCCATGAGTTTGTGGGCAATGGAAGTTTCTGGAAACCGAAATTTGTCCAATAATTTGGAACTTGTGCATTACAGTGCAAACAATAACGGCACGGCTTCCTATCAGGGTAGTAACGCTTATGGGTTTTTACGGTACACAGGGTTGGTATATTCCGGTTCTACATACATAAGTTCTTCGGTAACAAGTAGTTATTTGCCGTTTTTTGATAATGACTTTTGGACGGTTAATATTTATTCCACTGATAATTTATACGCAAGCCCAAACTCGAATTTATATTTTAGGGTAGCGCGTTCAAGCGATTCTTTATATGGCCGTGTAGCGCATTCCGCATCATTTGAATATTATCCACGCGAAGTCGGAACAGGTGCGTACCTCGATGCACGGGTTTTTTTGCGTGGGCCGTTTTCAACCGTTACTGGTTTGATGTCGGATACTTTGCGCACAAGTGGCTATATACCCACAACGGAACCTTATACGGTTTCGGGGAGTTGGCATGTAAATTCCGGCGGGGAAACTGCTACATCCGCGAGTTTGGCAATAAATGGGACGGGTTCCATTGTGGATTGGATATTCTTGGAATTGAGGTACAAGAATAATCCATCCGAGCGTTTACATACGCGTTCCGGTTTGCTAAGGGCAGATGGGCGAGTTGTGGATGTTGATGGGAGTTCATCGTTGTTTTTTGCGTCCGCAAGTGCCGATGATTATTATGTTGCAATTAGACATCGTAATCATTTGTCAATTCGTAGCGCATTGCCGATTTCGTTAGCAAGCGGTAGCGGTAGTATTGATTTTACGGGCGGGTCAAGTTCCAAAGACCCAATGTTGTTGATTTCTGCGTCTATTTACGGGATGCGACCAGGCGACGCAAATCAAGATGGTGTTGTCACCACGGCAATTGACCGTGATTTGTATTATACCCCACAAAGTGGTTTAACAGGTTATAGAACCGCCGATTTCAATTTCGATGGAACGGTCAATTCTGTTGATCGAAACAGTCATTTAAACCCCCATGTTGGCCAATCCAGTTCGTTAGAAACTGGCACATTTGGGAAATTTTGGGCCAACGACGCTTATGTGCTGTTGGGAGGTACAACGGCAAGTTATTCCAGTCGGTTCGTGGGGCAAATCCAAGGTTACAAAGAATATTTTGAATCTTTGAGCAATGATGTTTTCTATCAACACGTCCACAACCCCACACAATATTCTGGTAACGAAACCACAAGTTCTTATAAAACACTTTATCGGTATTATCCCCTTGGTTTGGACGCCCAACGGTGGGATCATTCCGTTTATACGCAAGTCAGTTCCAGTCAACCGAACCGTTTATATTCATTTGGAACCACGGCTTCGTTTTTTAATTTTACAGGGAGCGAAAGCGACCAATACGAAAGTGTAAACGAAACGTATTATATTACCCCACCAAAGTTAGCGGGAAATATTTTTAGAAGTGAAAAAATTCGACTTGAAACTTCGCAGTTATATAAAAGCCTAAGTCAATACGGAACGTCCGAAATTTCGGCATACGATAAAGCAGGGTTCGACACAAATAGACTTGCGGTTGTCTTTGCCCCAAACGACCATGTTAATTTTGACATTAGCAATCAATTTGGATTTGCTGATTTGGATGATTTTTTGGGCGATCCTGAATATGATTTTGAACTCGAATATGCCGAATTGACGCAATTACGCGGGGAATATTTTAAAAAATACCAACGTCGTAACGATGTAAATGCACTTATCCGTTTACTTGCTTTATACGATTATACATTCTTTGAGCAAGTTAAGCAACTTGTCCCTGGTCGTGCTGACCTTATAACGGGCATATTGTTGGAATCTGACTTTATACATCGCCCAAAAGCCGTGGCGCAACGACGCCCAAAAATAGAAAACCTTGGGAAAAATGCCGATATTCCTCGCATTGCTCCAACGTGGGTAGGTGAAAGTCCATACTACAACGGGAGTTCGTCAATTACGCCCATCATAACGACACAATACCAAAAAATAACGGGTTCATTTGCCCGAAATGTTTTTGGCACGGCCAATTTGGCGCATTATTCCGGTTCGTTGTATAGAACGGTTTCTGGAAGTGCAACTTTGTTAAGCGGACATTCCGGTTCAAGGAACCCGTGGAACGGTATTTTGGATACTTTGCCAAAGCGGTACTCCGGTAGCCAATCGCCGACGCAAAGTTATGTGGACGGCCAACGGCAAAACTGCTGTTACCAAAAAACAATATTTCATTACAGTGCAAGCGGTCAATTTGCAACACGTTATGAAAAACTTTGGTATCAGGCCGTCAGTATGAGTTACGGTATGTATTATTCGCGCTCGATGGATTGTGCGGGCTATCAAAACAATGAATGCTTTGATTCAAACAACCATCGTTTTCGCGGGTCTAAGTTATACGGGGCAAATATAAATATAAATTCAAGTCAAACCATTGATGGTGGCCCTGTGGTAAGTGTTTGGGAAGTTAACCCAAATCAATTGATTGTGGGTGACAGTCCCCTTGGTGGAAAATTAACGGTTGGCTAATATATATAAGTAAACCAAAACAACGCATTATGAAAAACCTAAAAACACTTTTAAACGAAGCCATTCCCCCGCCCACAACCCAACAACGGTCAAGCGGTGATGCAAAAATGGACTTTGCTTTTAATGCCATACAAACACTTTCAAAAAATGTAAAATTTGACGACATCAACAAACAACGACAATTTGATGATTTAATTTTGCAAATTATGCAATTGATAAAAGGGTAATAAGGAATAAAATATGGATCAATTCAACGATACCAGCAAAACCGCCATTAGTACTATGAAAACCGATGACGGTTTAATAAAAGGAACGGTAAAATATAATACTCATTGGAAAAAATTTCAAGTTTATATTGATGGTTCTTTATATGGTGAATTTAATTCGCTATCTGACGGAATTGAAGAATTAAAAAATTCAGGTTTTAAAAAAATCAAAATTGTTACCGATTCCAATACTAAAATGGAATCGGTTAAACAAAAATTACGACCAATAATCGAAAGTATTGTTTCCGATTATTATAAACGTATAAAAAAATAATGCCCTTATTTGCATCAAAAAAGGATAGTCGGTTTATAAAAAGCGTGACGCAAGAGGTTATGAACCGAATAATTTCGCTCGAAGTCAAATTGTACAAATTGGCTCTAAATGAGATGGAAGTCAATTTGTACAACGAAAGTGACAAAAAAGTTTACCACAATCCCGTTAGGTTGTTTTGCCAAACTACCGAAGATGAATCCGCAATGACTGACGTTGATACAGGTTTAGACGTTACACAAACAATTACTTTTATATTTTTGCGAGAAGACTTAATTGACAAAGACGTATATGTTGAAGAAGGTGACATCATCGAACACGACGGGTCATATTACGAAATTGACAATACACAGCCGACGCAATATTGGGCGTCTCGAAACAACGAAACGTTTTTAATGAACGTCGAAGGCCGTGGGAACAGGGATTTTGGTTATAACCCGACAATTAAAGCACAAGCGCACTTGACGCGAAACAGTCAACTCAACATTGTTGATAATCGGGTTGGCGTTCATACAATAAAAAACACTAATTTAACAAACAGGAATCTGTAAAATGCAAAAGCAAAAAAAAACGACTTTAACTGAAAGTCAAGTCAAATTAAAAAAACTTCTTACTCCGATTGTTGAAGGTATTTTATCGGAAAACGCGCCAATTTCAACAAATCCAGTAAATTATAAAATTCTTTACAAGATGCTTACAACGCTCGGGGAAATGGAACGCACAACTTCAAATGGCCAAAGTGGGGATCAATTATTCGACGATATAGTTAAGGATATTAAAAATTTAAAATTAAAAACATATAATTACATGAAGGCGCATAACGATTCCCTTAAAAGATAATTCCAAATGACCCCAGAAATACGCCCATATCAAAGCGGTAGAACCGGAGGGAACGCATTTGACCGTTCGGCACAATTGCGCAGGGATGATGATGAAGTCACCGTTCCAAAGGTAACGTTGTACGATGTTGATTACGCGGTTTATTTTCATCTTGTGGAAAATATGAAATTATCCGTGCTTGACAATGGTGCAATGGTTCCTGTACCTGCAATGTTTGGCAATGGCGAAAAGTGGTCACAAATACGACAGAACGGATTTTTAAGGGACGAAAGTCGTAAGGTCATGGCTCCGTTGATAATGATACGTCGAAGTGGGGTAAATGCGGACGAACGGTTCCCGTTCCCGAAATTGAACAATTTCACTCCGAGGTTTAAAGTATTGCCATATAAAAACATGGAAATGCAATACGACCGCGTTGCGGGCCAATATGTAAGCAAACAAAGTTATACGTTTTACACGGTTCCGGTTCCCCGCTATGTGCGCATTGATTATGAATTATTGTTATGGACTGACATGCAAGAGCAAATGAACCAATTGGTTCAGCGGATTGTGGATGTTTCCGACCATTTATGGGGTGATTATTTTACATTCAGGTCAAACGTACAAAGCATAAGTCATGATAATGTCAACGTCCCAGGCGAGGATCGTATAATAAAAACAACGGTTTCGTTAAAAGTTGACGCGGGATTGCAAGAAGAATTTACATATTCGCAAAGTAACATACAAAAAAACCATTCCGTTAAACGTGTGAGGTTTTTGCAAGAAGGTACCGAACAAATATTGGTTGACCAATTTGCGGACAAACCCACCGAAAGGTCAAATATTTCGGACGTTAACGATTTGAGCGATCACTTCAATTTACGCAAAAAAATAAGGTTATAACATGCCATATAAAATCAGTGGTAAGTGTATATATAAAAAGAAACCCGATGGTTCATTGGGCAAAAAGGTTGGATGCACCAAAGGCGATGTGGATAAATATATGGCTGCGTTACAGGCAAATGTAAAGGAATCGTTTAACATGCGTATGGAATTTGACTTGATGGTATTGGCCGCTTTAAAAAACAAATTAAAATAAAAAAATATGGGTTATTTAAACAACACGGGCATTGTCGTTGATTGTATTTTGACGCGAAAGGGTCGGGAATACTTAGCCAAAGGGAGCGACAATTTCAAAATCACGCATTACGCCCTTGGCGATACGGAGGTGGATTATTCGCTTTGGAACAGCGATCATCCGCTCGGGACGGCTTATTATGGCATTGTCATTGAATCCATGCCCATTACCGAGGCCGTGCCCGATGAAACGCAGGGGTTGAAACATAAATTGGTTACGTTGCCACGCAAAACTGTGCGCATTCCGGTGGTATCCGTACCTCAAACCAGTTACACGTTAAGCCCTGGTCAAAGTGTGACCATTACGCCCCAAACGGTGAATTATACCGAAGGCAACAGTACATTTGGTTATACGTTCATTTTGGCGGACAGCGATGTTTGTAGTATGTACGTTGACCAAGCAGCCCCTGGTCAAGCCTATGCCGGAACGGGCAATATGGTGGCCGCTCCAATGACGGATATGGAAATGGGCAGCGCATTGACGTTGAATGGAAAAAGCGTGGTACTTACCGCCAATTTGTTACAACTTGCCGCACGGTCAACGACATTGACAATTATCGGCAACGAAACTGGAGGCCGTACCGTGGTCAATATCACTGTTAAAAAACAAACGTTAAACACGACGCCAAATGTGCCGTTGACTGGTAACGCGCCCGTAAGTTTGGTATAAAAATAAATTTTAAATAAATGTCATTTGTACGAAAAGGCCAAAACACATCCGTTAAACAATTGGATGCGTCACAATTGGGTAAATTGGAAGAAAGTGGGTATCAAATTACCCAAGTTTCCGCTGATCCAAACGTGTTGACGCAAACCGTGGCAAGTACCCGCCAATTGCTCCCAAACGGGAACGTGGATGGCTATACCGACACAAACGGAAATTTCTTGGTTGTGGATACCAATAACAAGGTTTATGACGTTAAGCCGTCGGTGGTTCGCACGGAATTTCCAACAGCAAATGTCTTGCCACAAACCCCGACAACCACGGGATTTCCCCCGCAAACTCCGGCATTTACAACGCCAACGGGCGGAGGTTTACCGCCTACAATTGTTCCGCCGTCGGTACCGACAATCGCAGGGCCACCGCCAAACAACTTGGGTAGCGGTAAAATATACACACGGTTTGATTCCGATGACATTGTTCCAAACCAAGTGGAAACTATTACGCGGGCATTATGGTCAGGTGGCGTCGGTAACTTATTGACCTTTCATACATCGTCGCTGCAAACGGCCACGCAAAAAAGGTATTTTTACGAAGTTTTTAATTCTGGTTCTGGAGAATGCGGCAGTGAAGCGCAATTCGCAGTTGCCTACGGCCATAAACAAGGATCAGGTTCGGCAGACGAAGGTGGGCAAATAAACGACACACCATCGCGGGCAATTTACGGGCAATGGAAACAATTGTGTTTGGAACCCACTGATGAACGTTTTGTAATTGACGGTACCGCAACGGATTCCATTTATGCCATTGCCGTGAACCGTGCGCGGATGCGCGAATTTGTTGACGAAGGCAATTGGGAATTGAATTTACAGCGTCTTTCTGGTAGCCTTTGGTTAAGCGGCGGCGGTTCGCAAAATGCGTGGACAGGTTCAAACGTGCGTGTATTTCCCGCACAAGCAGTCACGCGGTTAATTGATGATAGTAAAGTCAATAGTGCAACGATCACAAGCGCGGGCGAGGTTTATAACATCGTTTCGGGTACGTTGGAGGACGGTGTTTACAATAGCAGTGCGCCGCACAAATATGGTTTATTTTATCGTCGCTTGGGCGTTTGGATTTTGGACGGTAGCAAATTGGACATGAGTTGTTCGTTTTTGACCGTCACTGGTTCGGAGGTTCCAGGTGACAACGCCATGAAACTTTTCCATTCTATTTCCGGCTCGGCACGTTATACGGATACCAGTGGTGATTACCTTGGTTTTCAGGGTCGAAGTGGCGAAAAAGTCAAATCCACGCACTTTTTTGTTCACGTCAAAAACCAAGATTATAACTTTAGCAACAACCCAACGTTTGTAACCGGAAGTGAAGGCGACTTAGCCGATCCTACGTTTATTGGCGATCCAAAAACATACATCACGGAAGTTGGTTTGTACAATAACAACAAAGAATTGTTAGCCATTGGTAAAATGAGCAAACCGCTTTTGAAAGATTTCAGTCGCCGTGCGTTGATTAAATTAAAACTTGAATTTTAAAAGGATACTAAAATGCAAAAGCCAAAAAAAACGACTTTAACTGAAAGTCAAGTTAAATTAAAGAAATACCTTAAACCTATTGTTGAAGGTATTTTAACAGAAGTCGAAAGTCCAATTACAAAAAAATTTATACCGTTTTCACAAGAAAAACCGCCGAGTGGAAAGCCATTGTTTTTAATTGACCATCGTGGTTCCTATTGCGTTGGATATTATAACCAGAGTACAGATAAATTGTCGGACGTCGGAACGCCGTTTAACAAACATCAAAATATAGGGACGGAGTTTTTCACCCATTGGGCGGTGTAAACTTAAAAAATAATATATTTAAACTTTAAAAAATAAATGCCAATTCAAATACAGGGAAATTGGGAAGTTTCCGTTTCTTTTTTTAACCCATTTGCTTTGCCGCAACGCTTTCAAATAAGCAATGCGACGACGGGCAATGGCATTTATATTGGCAACGACACTACTACCCCCGTAAATGTAACTGGTAATAATTGGGTAGTGAACATGCAAGCGTCGGACGATTACGACGCACGGGATACACGGGGGGATAATTTTAGATGGTTTAATTCCACAATTGAACGTACCCCAACGCGGGAGGAAAACGGTTATTACATATTCAAGTTACAAGCACAGGATTTTGTAAACGACGGTTCTTATGACCTTGGTTTGACGTTTAGACGTTTAATCCCCATTGTTCCACCTCCACCGCCACCAAGTCCAGTTCCACCTCCACCGCCACCAAGTCCAGTTCCACCTCCGGTTGTTCCGGTTGAACCTATTGTACCAATAATCCCTCCACCATTGACCCCTGCACCAAAATTAGGCGTTGGCAAGGTTTACACGTTAATTAACGATGATGACCGTATTGAGCGGGAAAGGTTGATAACCACGCATGGAATTTGGCTTGACCAAAATGGAGACCCGACTGGTAACATGCTTGCCTTTTTTACATCGTCTTTGGAAACGTCGGGTTCGTTCCGAACAACGGTTTACCAAAAGCAATTTGACCAATGTGCAAGTGACAAACATTTTACTATTGCATACGGCCATAAGGACGGTAGTGGAAGCAGGGATTTAGGGGGCAATGACTTTTATACGCCGAGTAAAGCGGTTTACGGCCAATACCGTAATTTATGTTTAGACACCGGACAACGGGTTTTTAAAATTGGTAATAAAGAAATAAAACATTTTTATGCCATAAACGTTGCGCAAAAGCGCATGGGCGATCAATTGGATGCCGGAAATATAGAAATA